CTGGTCGGGCGACAACGGCGCGATCAAGGTGCACAGCAAAACGACCAGCGGATGCTATATCGTAGTCGGCGGCAACTTCAGCACAAGCCGTAACGTTGACTGGTTTGCTTTCGGTGTATGACCATGAACAGATATCATTCCCGGGATCAGCCCGCTTCCAACACGGAGGCGGGTTTTTCTATATCAAAATGATTGGAGGAAACGACTATGCGGAACTTTTCTATCGACCTGATCTGGGCCAAGATCCAGATCGCCATCACGGCCATCGGGGGATGGCTTGGTTACTTCCTTGGAGGAATCGACGGCCTGATGATCGCCCTGCTCATCTTTATGACGCTGGACTACATCACGGGCGTGATGTGCGCCATTGTGGACAAGAAGCTGTCCAGCGCCGTTGGCTTCAAGGGTGTCTGCAAGAAGGTGCTTATCCTGTTCATGGTGGGCATCGCGAACATCGTCGATCTGCATGTGATCGGCTCCGGCAGTGCGCTGCGTGGTGCGGTGATCGCCTTCTACCTCTCCAACGAGGGGCTTAGCCTGCTGGAGAACGCGGCCTACATCGGCCTGCCCATCCCGGACAAGCTGAAGGCCGTTCTGGAGCAGCTGCACAACCGGGATGAGAAGGAAGGCAAACAGATCGACCAGGGCGACGGCGAATAACCGCCGCCCTTTCCCATTTGGAGGTGACGAAAATGTCTGAAAGAATCAATACGCCGTTCACCAATGAGCACTTTGCCGACTGGTGCCAGAAGATGGTAGGCCAGCCTTACTGGTACGGCACCTGCGTCTACAAAGCCACCAACAGCCTGCTGTCCCGGAAAAGCAACCAGTATCCGTCTTCTTATGCTTCCAGCCGCATGTCCCGTTACAAGCAGGACATTGCCAACAAGGCTGTCGTGTCCGACTGCATCGGCGGCTGCAAGGGCTATGCCTGGACAAACGGCGGTCAGGGTGTGCTGGAAGCCATCGGGACGGATAAATCCATCACCAGTAAATATGGCTCCAACGGGTGTCCGGACAAAGGTGCGAACAGCATGTTCTCCTGGGCAAAAAAGAAAGGCATGGACTGGGGTACCATCGACACCCTGCCGGAGATCCCCGGTTTGGCACTGTATAAGGACGGTCATGCCGGGTATTACATCGGCAACGGCTATGCCGTGGAGTGGCAGGGCTTCAGCTGGGGCTGCGTGAAGACGCAGGTGAAGAAGCGGCCCTGGACACACTGGTACAAGCTGCCGTTTATCGACTACGGCGACACAAGCGGCGCACAGGTCGCTGTGGAGGCGGTCACCGTATACACGCTGGGCAGCAGGCTGCTGAAGAACGGTTCCACCGGGGCGGATGTGAAAGCCCTGCAGGAACTGCTGAATCAGCTGGGTGCCACCCTTGAGGTGGACGGCCAGTTCGGCAGCAAGACAGAAGCTGCCGTGAGGGCTTTCCAAAAGAAAGCAGGGATTAAGCAGGACGGCAAGTACGGTGATCAGACCCATGATGCCCTGATGGCCGCTGTGGCGGAGGACGATGCCGGGCAGCAGGCCATGTCGGAAATGCAGCCTGAGCCTGAGCAGGAACAGCCCGTCGCCGGGCAGACCACCATCCGGGTGCTGATCAAGTCCTCTGGCGGCAAAGTTAACATCCGCACGGGCAACGGCACCAGTTACAGCCGCATCACCGCTGTCGCGCCGGGCACAACGCTGGAGTATGTGGCCAGCGCCTTCAACGGTTGGCAGGCAGTGAAGATCGGGAGCCAGGTCGGCTGGGTTTCCGGGGAGTACAGCGAGATCACAACTGAATAAGACCATTCTGGGCTTTGCTTTCGGGCAAGGCCCGCTTTTTTTGTTTTTGGCCCGCTCAAAACTGCTTTTCATCTCCAGTGGAAAGTGAAGGCCTTGGCTTTCAGACTGGAGGAGAGCATGACAAGCGAGCAGAGGATGAAGATAACAGACATGCGGAACCGAGGCTATGGCTATATGGCCATCGCCAACGCTGTCGGTCTGTCAAAAGATAGCGTGAAAGCGTTTTGCAGGAGCCATGGTCTCGCCGGTGTAAAGGCTGATAATGCCGCAACGGAACCGCCTATCGTGGATAACACCTGCTGTCTTAATTGCGGCGCTCCACTGACGCATCTTCCCGGAACCAAAAGGAAAAAGTTTTGCAGTCCGGTTTGCCGTCAGGCATGGTGGAACACGCATCCGGAAGAAGTAAAGCGGAAAGCAATCTATCAGTACATTTGCCCGTCCTGTGGGAAGCCCTTCACGGCATACGGTAACGCGGGCCGTAAGTACTGCTCCCATGCCTGCTATATCGCATATCGCTACGCGGGGAGGAATACCTGATGACCCCGGAGCAGATGCGTGATGATATGCGATATCATGCAACTTTGTCTGTAGCAAAGGCCATGCTGGAAAAGGGCCTGATCACAGAGAAAGAATATGCCGAGATTGATACCAGGCTCCTGGAAAAATACCGACCTTACCTGGGCAGTTTGTTATCAGAAAACGCTTGCTTTATTCCTTCTTTAGAGTGATAGATAGTCGTGCCTAAAGGAGGGACAACACTTGAAAACCATTGAAGAGCTTACCCCGAAAGCGTCAGAGCCACCCCGGAGGAAACGGGTCGCCGCTTATGCCAGGGTGTCTGTTGAATCAGCGCGGATGCAGCATTCTCTTTCCGCGCAGATAAGCTACTACAGTGCTTTGATCCAGCGGCACACTGAATGGGAATACGCAGGCGTGTATGCGGATTACGGCATATCCGGCACCGGCACAAAAGACCGGGATGAGTTCAATCGCCTTCTGGCTGACTGCAATGCAGGAAAAATCGACATCATTCTGACCAAGAGCATCCAGCGCTTTGCACGGAACACAGTTGACCTGCTGAACACGGTCAGGCACCTGAAAGAACTTGGCATTGAAGTCCGGTTTGAAAAGGAAAGCATCAATTCCCTGAGCGGTGATGGGGAACTGATGCTTTCGATCCTTGCATCCTTTGCCCAGGAGGAAAGCCGGAGCATTTCCGAAAACAGCAAGTGGGGCATCAGGAAGAGATTCCAATCCGGAGAGATCGGTGCTGCCAATAAACATATCCTCGGTTACCGCTATGACGACGACCTGAAACAGTACATGATCATTCCGGAGGAAGCCGTCATTGTTCGCCGGATGTTCCAGCTTTACCTGGAAGGCAAATCCCTGCAGGCCATCTGCGATGACTTGAACGGTCGGGGTTACCGGACGGTCAATGGCTGCCTGTTCCAGGAGGCGTCGCTGTCGCTTCTGATCAAGAACGAGATTTACGCCGGAGACCTGCGAAGGCAAAAAAGCTACATGGAAGACCCGATTACAAAAAACAAGGTCAAGAACAGGGGCGAATTGCCCCAGTTCTACATGCAGGACTGTCATGAAGGCATCCTGGATCGGGAGACCTACGCCAAGGTGCAGGCTGAAATTGCCCGAAGGACTTCTCTTTTGAATCCGACGTATCCATTCACGAGGAAGATTGTCTGCGGATGCTGCGGAAATCATTTCACGCGGAAAAAGAGCAAGGTGCGCGGGAAAACCTTCTACCACTGGATCTGCCGCAGTAAAAAGGAAGTTGGCGTATCCTGCGAGAGCCGCAACTATACCGAGGCGATGCTTGAACGGATCAGCGCGGGCATCCTTGGCATGAGCGTGTTTGACGCATCAGCCTTTGAAAGCCAGGTGAAAGAGATGATCGTTCAGCCAAGTGGCAGCATTGAGTTCCATCTGACAGGGAATAAGACCCGAACATGGGTGGACGCTCATCTGGATGATTTCAAGCATACGCCCACCTGCACGGATGCATTTCTGGGAAGAATCCATTGTGCCCGCTGCGGGAACACCTACCACCGCGTGAACTCATCCGGGCGCTGGGTTTACTGGTACTGCATGGGCAAAAAGCTGAAAGACAGCGCCTGTTCCAGCAGGAATTATCCGGATTACCAACTGCGCCTGATTGCTGCGCAGGTGATGGGCATGGAGAAATTTGACGAGGAAGCGTTCATGCGTCAGGTCGATGACATCCGCATACTGGATGATTGGATGTTTGAATTTCATTTTTCGGATGGGAGGATTGCCACATGGGAAAAAGCGTAATTACCATACCGGCCTCGATCAGCCGGTTCACTGCAACCCCGCTGACGAACACAGCCAAGCGGAAGGTTGCCGCATATGCCCGCGTCAGCACGGATCATGAAGAACAGCAGAGCAGCTATGAGGCCCAGGTGGATTACTACACCAACTACATCAAGGGCCGGAGCGACTGGGAGTTCGTTTCCGTGTATGCGGATGAAGGGATCACGGGCTGCAATACCAAGAAGCGAGACGGCTTCAACGCCATGGTCGAGGACGCGCTGGCCGGGAAGATCGATCTGATTATTACCAAGAGCGTGAGCCGCTTTGCCCGCAACACTGTGGACAGCCTGACAACCATCCGGAAGCTGAAAGAGCATGGCACCGAGTGCTTTTTCGAGAAGGAAGGTATATGGACTTTCGACGGGAAGGGCGAACTGCTTTTGACCATCATGTCCAGCCTGGCGCAGGAGGAGAGCCGTTCCATCTCCGAAAACTGCACATGGGGACAAAGGAAGCGTTTTGCCGATGGAAAGGTCACAGTACCATTCAAACGGTTCCTGGGCTACGACCGTGGGCAGGATGGAAACCTGGTCGTGAATCCGGAGCAGGCAAAGCTGGTGAAAAGGATTTACGGGATGTTCCTGACAGGCATGTCGCCTGCTCTGATCGCCCGGAAGCTGACGGCAGAGGGCATTCCGACGCCGGGGGGAAAAGAAAAGTGGAATGCCAGCTGCATCCGGAGCATTTTGTCAAACGAAAAATACAAAGGCGACGCGCTGTTGCAGAAAGTCTACACCACGGATTTTCTGAGCAAGAAGAAAAAGAAGAATGAAGGCGAGGTACCTCAGTACTACGTCCGGGACAACCATGAAGCCATCAT